CCACGTTGGAGTCGGAGTTCAGGATGTCGATGAGCGACTGGAGCGCGGCCACGGCTGCCTTGCGGTCTGTCTCCTCCTTGGATATGGCGGCGTTCGCCCTGTCGATGTCGCCCTGCTCCTTGGCCTTCTGCGCGGCGAGGTCGGCGGCCACGTTTGCCACGTCCGACTGGCGGGCGATGACCTGCGGGTCCACGGAAACCGTGTTGTCATCTTCGACTGACACGCCGTAGCCCTGCCTCACCGGCCGGGAGTATGTCCCGGCGCCGTTCAGGAACTCGTTGGCGCGGCCGTCCGTCTCCAGCATGTCAACCTTACCCGCCCTCTCGTCCGTGAGGTCGTTCGCGGAGAGGCCCTTGCCTGGCTCCTTGTCCACCTTGCCGTCCAGCATCCCCTGGACGCGCTTGTCGAACTCCGCGGCGGACTCCTTGGTCTGGAACGTATCCGCTGCGTGGGATTTGGTCTCGAACTTCCCGTCCGCCTCCTCCTTCGAGTACATCCCGAGGTCGGAAGGCCTCTTGTCTTTCTCCAGTGTCACTCCGCCTATCGACGGGCGGTTATTGAGCAGGTTGTAGTCCGTTATGCCGGAGACCTGCCCGACACGGAGCGTCCTCGACCTCACGTCCACGGAGATGTTCATGCCTTCCCCGGAACCTCCCTCGGACGAAGTCCCTAACGACGCCTCCCCGCTGTCCCTGACCACCGAGAACAGACCGCGCTCGAACACGCGGAACGATTCCTGGCCCAGGGTGAATGTTATCTCCACGCCGTAGTTTCCGGCTCCGTATCTCCCGGCCTTAAACAGGGCCTTCGCCTTGCTGCCCGACACTGTGACATCCTCTCCCTCCACCTTGCTGTATGCCCCCACTATCCTCATCCTGACATCCGACGCGCCCGAGAGGTCGAAGGAGGCGTAATACCCCTTGTCCTCGTCATAGATGGAGACGAGAGCCTCGACCGTGAGGTCGTTGCCCGCCACCACCCTGACATCCGGGGCGTCTCCGCAGTTCGTTCCGCATCCGCAGTTTGAATATACATCAGCCATATCCGTATCTTTTTTTTGTTAATATCCCGTTATCACAAGGTTGACCGAGAACTCGCACCACAGGCCGCCCGTGGCCGAATAGAACCTCTCCACCGAACAGGATGAATAATAACATCTGAACGACCTTTCAAGGGCGGCCACCGTGACCGTCCTGCCCTCCGGCCTCGTGAGGTCGTAGAGGAGCGCCCTCCAGTTTTTGGCGAAGGCCGCCGCGGTCATCCTGCTCATAAGGCACTTCACCGTGACGCTCCTCGACCTTTTCCTCATCGCTGGGTTGTCGTAGGACCGGCCTTTCTCGACCGTGAGTCCTCCGCCAGTCACCCCGTCCGTTATCAGGCCGTCCCTTGTCGCGATGTCCCTTGTCAGCGGCGTCTTGGACTCCGCCGCCTGGCGGAACGAGTCCACCGTACCCTGAAGGACACGAACGCCGTAGGCCGAGAGGTCGCGCCCGTCGATGGTGATTCCGCACGCCGGGACTGACGTTGACGCCAGTCCGCTCCTCGTGAAGCCCCAGAGGGGGAAGTCGTCAGCCATCGTGACAGACGCCGTGCCCACATCCCCGTTGACCGTGCTGACGCTCCCGCAGGAGACGTAGCGCAGCCTGAACGTCATGCCGAGATCCGGCGAATAGACCTCGTGGAACGTCCTCGACCCGATCATGGCGAGGAGTCCGAGGATGTCGTTGCCCCTGACAAGGGACAGCTGGATCTCCACGTCCCTTGACGCCAGCCTCGGGGCAGAGAGGTCGGCCTCCAGCCCGTCCTCCTCGAACCAGTCGTTCGACTCGACCTCCTTCAGGGAAGGCCACCGCACAAGGGAGGCGAGGCCGCCGTCTGACACGACCACCCCGTACTTCGTGAATATGTCCTCACCATCTATCGTGAGCGTCCCGTTCTTCGCCATATATCCTGATTTCTCTTTTGTTCTCAATCAACCTGGTCACAGCGCCTTCACGCCGTGGTCCCTTATCTCCCTCGTTATCTTCTCTATCGCCTCCAGCCTCGCCGTGTTGTCCCTGATGCCGGAGAGGTGCTCCAGCATCGAGGCCGAGTGCCGCACCAGCGCCTCCGTGTTCTCCTGTATGTTGTACGTGTAGCCCTGGATGGCGGTCGCCCTGCCGTTCAGCTCGTCCACGCTGTCCTGCGAGGCGTTCGCTATGCCCTTGCTCGTGCCGGTCCTCGTGTCTGATGACCACGCGTCGTAGCCCTGCCCTTCCAGTTCCGCCTTGGCCTGGTCCATCGCCTCCTTGTACTTGTCGAGGTTGCCCTTGTAGATCTTGTCGAACCAGATGAGATCGTCCGTGATGCTCTGGTCGCCTCCCGCCTTGAAGGAGTCGTTGAACCGCTTCTCCAGCTCGTTGAAGAGGTCCTTGAACACCGCTGAGAAGACGAGCTGCGACACGATGTCCTCTATCGTGGAGGTCATCTTGCCGTGGAAGTCGTCCACGGCCGAGTACAGGTCCCCGTTGCGGAACGCGTCCACGAGCGCGTCCGACAGCTGGTCGCCGATGTCTCCCGCGAGGTCGGAGAAGTTCTGCCTCATCTGCTCCTCGGCCTCCTCAGCCTTCTTCTTTATCTCGTCCCAGTTGTCAACTATCTGCTTGGTCGCGTCGTCCAGCTTCTTGTAGTCCGCTATGATCTTCGGATTGAGGTCGAACGGCCCCGCTCCCTCGCTCTCGTCCAGAAGGGAGCCGTACTTGTCCAGAAGGTTCTCGTAGACGGCCACCTTCTTCTTGCCGCCGAAGAGGCCACCCAACGCTCCGGCCACCGTTCCTATGGCCGCGCCTATGGCCGTGCCTATGGCAGGGATGACCGAACCCGCGGCCGCCCCGACTCCGGCGCCGAGTGCCGCGCCCTGCCCGACGTTCTTCCAGTTGGCCACCTTCTTCGTGCCGACCTGCACCTGTCCCTCCGCGAGCTCACCCAGCTTGGAGTTGATGAGACCCACCGCCTCACCGTACTGCCTGGCCCCGTCGATGGCCCTCTTGTACGGGTTCTCGACACCGAACAGGTTCTCCTGCTTGTAATCGAGCTTCTCCAGGTTCAGCATATCGAGTTCGTGGGCGGTCTCCCTGATGGTGGCGTTCCACTCCTCCTCGATACGCTTGTTCTCGGCGATCTGGTCGCCTATCATCCCCACATACTGGACCGCCGACGAGATGCCGGCCGAGATGATCTCTCCCTTGTTCTTGGACGTGAAGGCCGTGGTTATGTTGTCGGTGTTGGAGGCGAGGCCTGACAGTAGTCCGCCTATCTCCCCGATCTTCCCGCCGAACTTCTCCAGCGACGAGCCGAGCCCGGAGAACGCGGACGACACCTGGGACATACCATCCTTGACGGCCTGCACATACGCCTGCACCTCGCCCTCAGCCTTGGAGGCCGCGCCCTCGTCGTTGTTATCCAGCGCTGTGTTGTATTCGCTGACGGCATTCGGGAGGTTCCGGAACGCGTCAATTATCTTGGAGAAGCCCCATCCCCTGTTCGAGATCTGGGTGTCCAGCTGCGCACGCAGCCTCTCAAGGAGGGATATGTACTCCTGCGTGCCTGGCGCCGCCTTCTTTATCTCCTCGGTGGTGAGCCTTATGGCCTCCCTCAACTGGTCCTGCGACAGGCTGTCGGCGTCCGCGAATATGATGGAGTACTGGGCGGCTATCTCCTCCAGCGTCTTCTTTGTCTCCGTAAGGTCGCCGAATCCGGCAAGCCCCTTGTTTCCGGACGTGGCGGGGTTGTCCAGCTTCGGGAGTTCCTTGATGGCGTATTTCTCGAAGGCCGCCCTGTACTCCCTCGCCTGTCTCTTCGCCGTGTCGGATATGGTCTTGTCGAAGAAGTCCGTTGACAGCGCCACGCCTGACTCCGCGGCCAGTCTCTCCATCTCGGCCTTCTGCCTCTCCAGCTCCTCGATCTCGTTCCTGTGCTTCAATCTGAGGGCGGCAAGCGTCCTTGCCCCCTCGTCCTCTATGGCGGAGACCTCCGCGGCGGCGGCGGACTTGCGGGCGGAGGAAAGGGCTGTGTCAAGGGCCTTGGAATCGCCACCCGCACTTCCGCCTTTGCCGGTCGAGACGGAGTATTCCCCGATCTTCTTGCTGGCATCCGCTATTTTCTTCTTCAACTCGGCGGCCTTCTTGGACTTCAACTCCTCGTCGGACATAGCGTCAAGGGCTGCCTGAGCCTCCTTCTTGACAGCCTCCCAATAGGCCTTGTCCCGTTTTGCCTGTGAGTCTTCAATACCCTTCGCGCTCTGGTCAGGGACGTAGGCGATGGCGTTCTCCCTCGACTTCTTGACATACGCGTCAAAGGCCAGCTTGGAGGCCGCTTCGGCCTGTTCCTTTCCCTCCTTGGCGCGGAGGAACATATACTGGTTGCCGGCCTTTTCGGCGGCATCCATCGCGTCCTTGTACTTCCTGACGGATTCCACGGAATCTTCCCAAGCCTTCTTCAACTCGGCCTCTTTCTGTGAGTCCTGTATCTTCTGGAGGTCACCGTACGCCTTGGTAAGGCTGATGACGGCGAGTTCCTCCTGTGAGTATAGGTTCGTGAGTTCCGGCACTAGTTCCCTTAGTTTGCTGTACGCCAACGCCCTCTGCCCGGACTGGGCCTCGGCGTCCTGAACTATGCCGATGTAATTCTTCGCCGCGTTCGCCGCTTCCTCATACCGTCCGGACATCTCCTCCATCGCCTCGGCGTGCTGACGCTGCGCCCTCTCCGCTCCCTTCTCGGCCGTTATCAACTTATACAGGCCGAAAGCCACAGCGGCAACGCCCGCCGCCGCAAGCGTGTAAGGATTCTTCAGAAGCGTGGCGTTGAGCGCCTTCTGCGCCTTCTCTACAAGCCCCATAGCCTTGAACTGGGCGATCTCAGCCACAGTCCATCCTTTCGTTATCATTATGGACGACACCTTCAACGCGTTGAGAGTGACAAGTGCGGCCTTGTAAGCCCCGTACGAGACGACAAGCCCGGCCACCGTCTCCGCTATCTCCTTGTAGTTCCCGACGAGCGAGCTCGCGAGGTCTATGGCGTCGTGCATCGGCTGCTGCATAGCCTCTCCGATCTCGTTGAACATAGAGGACAGCTCATCCTGCAACTGGCCCCACGAGGAGGAAAGGTTCGGCATCATCTCCTCCATCAGGCCGTGGAACATACCGCCCTCTCCCGTCACCTTGTCAAGAGCCTTGTTCAACTGCTCGAACGATATTGACATGCCGTCAACCTGTTCCCCCATGCTCCTTAACACATCGGTCAGGACAAGTCCCCTTGACGCCCATGAGGCGAGCCCGTCAGAATTGACGGTTCCAAGATTTTTCGCCCTGTTGTACAAAGCCACCATATCCATGAGCGGAACCTTGGTGGCCGTGGCGATGTTGGACAGTTTGTCGATGATCCCGATCACGTCCTCAACCCTGTTGCCGTAGGCTATGAGCTGCTGGCTTGCCTGAGCGAGGTCCGAGAACTCGAACATGTTGTAATAGGCGTAGTCTTTCAGCTTCTGTGTGAAGTCGGCCGCCTTCTCTGCGTCTCCGAGGAACACCTTCATCGAACTCTCGATGTCCTGGAAGTAAGACCGCGTCTCATAGACTTTCTGAAGGAACGACTTTGCGGCGGCCACCGAGAAGAATGCGGCCACCTTGCCTTTCAGGCCGTCAATGGTGCCGCCGAGACGCTCGGCCCCCTCCTGTGTGGAGTCGAACGACTTGGTGATGTCACGCAGAGCCTTCTGCAGCTCGCTGGAGTCACCGTCTATAATCACGTGCAGTCTTCCGTCATCAGCCATAATCAGTCCAGATAAGAAAGTATCTCGTTCATCCTGTCAGGGTCGTCGCCGTCAATCATCTCAGGGCCGCCCGAACCGCCGTCCCCGCTCTTCACCGAATCGTAGGACGGAAGAACCCTGTTGTACATTATGGCGTTCTGGTAGCTCATCTCGTATATGGCGTAATCGAAACTGACATTGTAGGCCTTCACTATTCCGGCTATGACCGCCCAGGGGCTGTCGTTCCGGTCTCCACCACTTTCGTCGGCCTTGTCAGACTTGCGTCTCGCAGGAAAGTGGTAAGAACGAAAAAATCCGGCAGCTGCGACTCTCCGAGAAGCTCTACCAATATGTTCAAGGCCTCACGCGGGGTGCAGGTGTCAAGAATCACCCCGGTGAGAGCGTCAAGTGGTGATTGCTTGAGTTTGATTGCCGAAAGAAGTCTCTGTATGGGCTTGTTTGCCGTCTTTTTGAGGCTCTTGGCTCCGATGATGAGTGTGGCTATGATTTTGGCCACCGACCTCGCGCAGGAGGCCGATCCTACGACAGCCGCAGTGTCCTTTGAATCGGAGATCTCAGGGATGTCCGAGATAAGAGCCGAGACCATATAAAGCGTTCCGAGGGTGGGGGAGGGGTACTCGTACTCCCTGTCTCCTATCCTCACCTTCCCTCCCTTCTGGAGGATGGCACGCTCGACCTTTTTCTCCGTTGTGCTTTCATTGCCCATAACAAAGACGTTTTTTTGCTTGGACGCCCCGGCTGGATCGAACAGCCTATAAGTCCGACTTACTCACTGTACGTTCGTCAAGTCCACTTATGGGGCGTTGTTCCGGGATACTCATCACCACCGTCCCGGATGCGGTGTCAATGCTAAAGCTCGGTCGCGGACGAGAAGTCCCTGCCGTTGGCGCTGATGGAGATGCCAGATCCGCTATCCGTAACGGTCATGATACCCCACTTGACCATCTTCCCCGCTGACGGTGTGAGCACGCTGTGCGTGTAGGTCCAGTTTGATCCTTTCGCAGCGTCGAACGGATCCTCGACTGAGACCGCCGACCGCTCGATGTAGCAGCCCGGTGCCTTCGGGTTCTCAGGAACGACCACTACGGCGTACTCGTCCTGGACCACGCCGTCCTCGTGTTCGATAGGCATATCCCTCTCCGCCGCGTTGCGGATGCCGTAGGTCAGTTCATACTTGCTGCGCTTGTACTTGACGGCCTCAGGAGCGCCTCCCTCGACGGTGGCCTCCACCTTGTCGCCCTTGGTCGGGGTCAACTGTACGGAGTCCTCCACCGCGTCAGGAAGTTTCGTCCACGCCCCTCCGGTAGTGGAGATGTCCTTGACGTAGATCGTCGGCTTGCCCCAGCCGATGGTAAGATTCTTTTCCTTTGCCATAATGACACTGTTCGTTAAATTGTCCTTTCGCTATCCACAGCAGACATCCGCTATGACCTTGTTGCTTATGAAGTGCTCGTCCGCGTCGTCGGCCTTCATCACCCGTTGGGAGTCAAGATGAAACCACACCTTCTCGAAGTGTGCGCTCTCGAACGTCTTGATGCACTCTGAGCAGAGGAGGCGGAGCCTCTTTGTGCTCTCGACCGAATCGTTGACGCGGTTGCCGTCAGGGACGAAGAGGTTGATGACAAGGGCGAACTCCTGCGACTGGGCGGCGTCACCCGCCAGAACCGCTATGGCTATGTCCTCCTTGCCGGAGTTCATCGGCCTTCCGTCCTTATAGACACGACCGCTTATCATCCCCTTCAAGGGGCTTCCGCTGACAAGCCTGTAGGCTATGTCCTTTATGTCGATGTCTGAAATCATCATCATTTCCCTCCGTACTTTTGGCTGAGCCGCCTGACAAGCTTCCTGACCTCCTTTTTCAGGAATATCTCGCCTCCTGCGAGAACATCCTTGTTGGCCTTGGCCTCCACGTATGCGGCGTACTCCATTCCGGCCACTACGATGAGGGCATACCCAGTGGGGTAATTGGCCGCCAGCCTTTCGGCGTAGCTCCTGCCTTCTGCCGAGCCGTCTTCGGACGACTTGTCGCGCTTCGGGCCGTCAACCCTCTCGAAGCCTCCGCTTTTGCTGATCTCGCCGTCCCGGACCACTATGTATCCGATTGACGAACGCAGGTTGCCGGTCTGATCCATCCAGCTCTCATCCGCTGTGCGGTCGCGGATGTACCTTACCGACTGGAGGCCGAGATAGTCGAGGTTCATCAGAAAGTTCTCCACTATCCTCTGAGCCCTGGCGTTCAGCGTGGCCATCATCTCGTTGAAGCCTTGGATTTTTACACCCATAACTTGGAGTTCAACTGCCCGCGATGGAATCCCCTCGCGCGGAAGTCCCCTATGCTCCTGCCGCATCTGTCGAATATCCTCACGACCTGTCCGTAGGAGATCTCCGGGCAGTCTGTGTCGAGATAGACGGTGTAGCTGTAAACGTAGTTCCTGTCCTCCCCGACCGGGACGGTGCTTGCCCTCCCGTTGGGCTCGTACCTGCAAGGGATCCTGCAGGACCAGCCCTCCGTGGACGGCGCATAGTCCCCGTTGCCGTCATAACTGCCCTCCGAGACTCTGAGCACGGAAAGGGAGTGGGGTCTGAACATCACGACAGGCATAGGCGGACGGTCAGTCTTCTATCGGTTCCACTGTGGGGTTCTGCTCGCGGATGAGAGGCTCGCCGTGCTTCCTGTAGATCGAGTTGGCGATGGCGATGAGGGTCGCCTTGTCCGACACCGAGATGCTCACGCCACCCTCCGAGACGTTCGGCTGGGTGACGAGCAGCCTGAGGCTGTCGGCGTAGGTCAACTCGTACTCCGGGGAGTTGGCCACCTCCTTCGTGAAAAGCTCGTTGAAGTCAAGCCCTCTCCTGACGGCCATCACCTCCGCCTGCGACTCCGCAAGCGGAAATGACACCGAAAGAAGCAATGCTGTCTTCACATCCATAAGCCAGAACCTTATGCTGTTTTAGGCGGCTCCGTTGCTCCAGGAGGTCTTCGCCGTGTTGATGAACGCGGTGGAGGCCCTGTTCTCCAGAACTACCTGCATATACGCCTCGGCGAGGGTCACCTCCTGCATAGGGTTGAGCTCGCTGTAGCGTGTCACCTTGTAGAACTTGGCGTACGCCTGAAGAGCCGGGCTGTTCTCGACGATAGGCACGGTCTTGTAGTACGTGTGGCCGAGCGTGAGGGACGGGGCCAGAGTGACCACGTTCTCAGCCCAAGGCTTCAACGGGGTCTCGACGCCGTCCTTGCCCTCGATGGACACCTCCGTGTCGATCACGACGATGGCCGGGAATCCCTTCGAGGTCATATAGCGGTTGATCCTGTCGAGGTCAACGCTGTCAGGGGTCACCATAACGGTCCCGGTCGCGAGGGCGGAGGCTGCTGACAGTCTGGCCAGCGTCTTCTTCTGGGCGATCAGAAGGTCAAAAGCGGCCTGCTCCATGATGGCGAAGCGAGGGGTCGGCTTGTGAGCCTTCTTGATGATCGCCTTGGCCTTGATGATGTCTCCGATTCCGTCCGCCTCCTCTGCGTTGCTCCACGGCTTGGAGACTCCCATAAAGTTCTCCGCAGGGACGTTGAAGTTGATAACGTCGCTTGTGGCGTTGTCGCCGTCAACGATCTCATTGTAGTTCTGGACTCCGTGAGAGGCGATGTCGCACGCGTCAACCTCAACCTTCGCGTCCATACCGTCGTGGACGAAGGTCACGTCATCGTACACGATGTCGATGAGCTTCTTCTTCATATCGACATCGATGTCCGACTTGGCGGCCAGAGTCCTCAGGTCGTTGTAGTCATTGATGTCGTTCTCGTCCTTGCTGCGGGAGATGGCGATCTTGGCCAGAGTTCCGCTCCACTGGCCGATCTTCTTTCTGGTCTTCACCGGCGCCTTCACGTTGAACGCGATTCGGTCTGCCGAGATCGGCAGGCCCTCGTTGCCCGAAAGGGACTTGAAGTCCATCTTCGGGGTGTACCTCAACGGGAAGAAGGTCGGCCACACCATATTCAAGCCTACCTTGTAGGAGGTGACCTCCGCCTGGAGATCGACCTGGCTCAAATCCATAATTGGCTTTTCCATGATTTCTGGTTGGTTTGGTTACAGATACTAAATCTTGTCGATGCTCTTCATCAGGGCTACCACCTCGTCGGCGACAGGAGCGGTCTCCTTCCTGATGTTGGCACCGTTCACGAGTTTAACGAGCTCGTCCCCGGAGTTCGCCTCGACGAACTCACCGAGCAGGTACTTCGGAGCGTGTACCGGAGCCGCCGCGTCAGCGCTTGCCGATGCAGCCTGATAGAGGATGTCCCCCTTGCTCACGGCCACCGTAAGCTTCACGGTCACTGTGTCGAAGTCCTTGCTTGTGGTTGTGTCAACGGCTGTGCAGGCCACGCCCACCTTGCCCTTGGCGATGACATCTCCCTTTACGATGCCTGAATTCTTGGCGATCTTGATGGAGGAGGCGCTTTCCGACGCATCCTCAACGACCTTGTAGGCCTTGATGACGTCGCCGTCAGCAGAGACCGCCATGCCTGGATAAAGGTCGAACGGGCTGTTCTTCACAAGCCCGCCTCCATCCTTCTCGGCGAAAATCTTGTCAAAGACTATCGGGGCGTTCTTCCCCGGGTCTGTGACGCTGAATCTTTTGGTCTTGTCCATGGTCAATTGGATTTTTAGTTAATCTTTGTCTCCGGGCCGTCAGTTCTGTGTAGGAAGACCCTTGATCGGAGACGTTTCCTGAATCTTGCCCCTCTCCGCTATCCTGTCTTGGATGGCCTGGCTCGGCTTGTCCGGCGCCTGGGCTCCTCCGCCCGGAGGCGTGACCTCCTTCTGCGTCTGGATGTTCTTCGCCTGAACCAGCTTATTCCAGCCGTCACTGACCTTGGTCACAAAGCTGTTGACATCCTCCTCACTCTCGAACTGTCTTCCCTCAAGCATCAGCCCGTAGTAGTTCTCGTCAACATCCTTGAGCGCCGCCAGCGCCTTGGATCTGTAGCCCTCGTTGGCCCTCTCCCTGCTCATCCTTTCGATCTGCTCCTTCAGTTCCTTGGCTTCCTTGTCCTTCTCGGACTGGTAAGCCTTGAACCAGGCAGGCATCTCGTCGCCTTGATCCTTCTTGTTATTAGGATCGTCTGGTTTTGCCGCAGGCGTAGTCTGGGCCGGTGGTGTAGCGGTGGGGGTTGGGTGGTCTTTCTCAAACTGCGTCTTCATACGCGTGAAACTGCGCTGGGCCGCGTTCTGGGACAAACCGAGAATGGGAACGAACTGGTCGATCGCCTTGTCGATCATTTCGTCGGTGGCTTCTGGAGCGAGACTTCCGGCGATGCACTCGGCGGCAGTCCTAAGCTCATCATCGTTGAATCCGAACGAAACCGCTTTCGGCTTCAACCTCTCAAAGACCTTTGTCTTCATGAACTGTTACTTTATTTGGTTAACAAATATCCGGAGCCTCCTTGGCCATCAAGGCGGCTCCGGCTCAGTAAGTAAATGAAGTTATGAGACAACACCTTTGAGGCCAGATGGCTCAACGGCAAAGATAAGAAAAAACCGTTGCATATTACAACGGTTTGCTAAAAAAATCAGAAAAAAACTTTCCGGCTATTACTTGACGATCTCTGCGCTGTGTGCGACGACCTCGTAGGAGTATCTTTCCTCTCCGTTAGCCGAGACATATCTCTGCCGCCTCACACGCCCAATGACGTGGAGAATGTCACCTTTCCTGACGCTTCCGAGCTCCTCCTTGATGTTCTCCTGCCAGACGGAGACGTCGTGCCAAGTGGTTTCGAAGGTCTTCGCGCCGTCCGTGGACTCGAACATCCTGTTAGTGGCGATGGAAATCCTGGCGGTCTTCGAGTTGCCTACCTCATAGACCCTGATGTTGCCGATTCTTCCCTGTAACTCTATTCTGTTCAATTCTTCCATATTCTTACTTCTTGCTGTTTTTCCTCTGATCCTCCGCTTTCCCCGAACTTCCGAACTCAACATTCACATGACCGTCCTGCAAAAGGCCATAGTAGGTAAGGAACCCATCCACATACTCGGCGTCCAGCTCCTTCGGAGAATCGAACACCAAAGACCTTGACGTTAGACCTCCGCAGTGATAGACCACCGTATACTCCTCCTTGCCTATATTGATGCGTACTGCAGACCACCAGTCCACAGCCTCATCAGGATCGTTCGCACCCTCCGGGATATACGCTGCGAAACAAAGCTCCTTGCCGAGCGTCAACTCCTTTACAAGCCTTGTGAACTCCTCAACGGAGACTTTCTTCATTACTGAATCTCTCATGTCCGTCCCTCCCTTAACTGATGAACAACCAACAGTTACCTGTCTCGAAACAGAGTTCTGACTTTCTATCTACATAGCCGTAGGCTTTCAGTACATCGAACGCCTTGCGTGCCTTGCATATCTCCCCGGAAAGGATGATGTTGTGAAACTCATCCGCCCTTACCTCGCACCCGAGTTTGGAAGCGATGTTGTTCAACGAGGATACCTTCCTCGCTATTCTTGCCTTGCTTGAAAGGCTGATGCTTGCTTTGCTCATAACTTACTTACTTCTTTTATGATGTTGAACATTTCAAAATAACGTCGGCTCATTGTCAGCCTTGCTGACTGTCTCGGGTTGTGGCTGCGCTGTCGAATGCTTCTCCTGATCGAACTCCTCGACCACCAGTCCGGACTCCCTTGTCAACCAGTCTGCCAGCAGATGCCTGTGGCAGAAATCACCCGGCTTCTCGTAACAGAGAAGAGCCGCATCCTTCCCGCCAGACAGCCGCTCTATCTCATAGACAACCTCCTCGACCCTGAGTTTTCCCAAGATCTCCTTGTTGTACAGTTCAACATACCGGTCTTGGGTGATGTCACCCTTGACCATATAGGCCGTTGGAGCTACCGATTTCATCGACTTGCCGGAATACCATCTTGGCAACCAGAGGGCTATGCCAATCGGGACGATGCCTGATCTTTGCAACAGGGCTGTCCTACCGAAATACGAAGTGAAAATTCTCATAACTTTGATATCCTATTAAACCAATCTTCCGCTTATTCCCATCAATTCGGCAATGATGCCAGCCTTGACCACTCCGCCTTGTCTGTGTGCTTTCCTTGCGTTGAACTTCCATACAGGAAGGGTGCCGAACGCAACCCGTTCAAGACCGCAGTCCCAAGCCTCCATTCCACGGAACATCTGGCTTTGCTTCCAGTCAAGGGTGATATTTTTTGAACCTACCATAAACTCACTTCTCCCAGAACGGATGTCAAGGTCCAGGAACTTGATCGTTGCGCTTGCGAATCTTTCATCTGTCTTCATAACTCACTTACTTTTAGTTGTTTTTTGGTATCGTAAAGTTAGTGATAATTTGGGAAATTACCAAAATTAATTCGCTTATTTTCACTTATTTACGAGGAACTATTTGCAGCTACGCAATAGGCTATTAAACATAAAAACCTGACGCATCTCACGACGGATCCGGTACCAACTCTAACAACAAAAAAAGTGTGAGCCCTCCAGAACGGAGGGGAATAGCGGCTAACCGACCGCTATCTTTTTATGTGTGAACTCTGTAAAGGTCCCCACACGTTTCCGCAATCCGCAATCAATTTAGCCATAATTAGTTATAAAATCAGCTCTCATTCTTACTTCACAGGAGTAGAGCCACTCGACCTGATCTCTTCCGTAGCCGAGACCTCCCTTGTCCTGATCCCCTGTGACATATTCAGAGACGTCATCGTTCCATTTCCTCTTAATCTCGTCGTTGTCGACCTGTAAGATCCTGACCTCGCTGCTCTCGTAGTCGAGAATCACAAGCATGTACTTGTTCATCTTACTTGAATTATCCCGTTCACCATTTTCGCACAAGATAGCCTGCACAGATCGTCCACCTCTTGCAGCCATGACGGGACTTTCTTTCTATGTCTCTTTAACGCCTTAGCCCAAGTTGATGAACTTATAGTACCAGACTTCAAAAGAGGAGACCTGAAAACTTGATTGAACTCTGTTCGGCTGATGCCGAAAGCAGTACAGAACACGGCAACCTCAGATGCCGGAATACAATTATCGTACATAGGCATAGAAAAGAAAGGGCTGCCTCCTATCAGAAGAAGCTTAATGTCGTCATCAGGGGCATTCAAACCAGTGCGCTGCAACAATCCAACTAACTTTTGAAGACTGGAGCATCCTAAGATATGAGCCAACCGAACCCTTCGATCCTTACGAAAGCCAGCTACAGCGCATAGCATATCCTCTTTACCAACATCGGCTTTTGACTGGCACAAATTGTCAACCGCTGATATTAAATTCCTGTTGGCCAACAATAGGGAAGTGCTTGGAGAATGTCCATTTTTTGCGGAACGAATACTCCACCCAAGACTGCCGGAAACCTCACTAAGGTGATACAAAAATTTCTTCTTTCCCATTTTTATCCTCCACATTACAACATATCCGCTTCCGAAAGTTCGCAGAACTCAAGCACCTGGAATCTGTCTCTCCAAACCAACTCGTAGTAACCCTTGCCGAAGTCAAACTTCGGCAGGAGCCTCAAAGCCTCCTCCTTTGAGCAAGGTTCGGTTCTTCCTCCTTTCCAGGCCCAGCCAAACCTCTTGATGCAGTGCCCTCCGTTCTCAATGAAGGCGAGGGCGGCCTCCTTTGTTCTCTCTCTTTCCATTACTTACTAGATATTAAATAAAGTGCTTAATTCTATTGACCGAAATTTTGGCTCCATTGCTCTTTCCTGATTAAACTTCTTCATCATATAAAACATCCCATGAGCCTCATAACAACAATCCACGTTCGACAGATCAGACCCGACAATTATGGTTGTGCCATCCTTCGATATTCTAGTCGGGAGAGAAAGAGCGTCCTTAAATCTGAATCTCCCTGCAACTGTAAGGCCTATGCCGGTATATACAAGATCCTCAGCCCCAGAACGAGGAATGTGGACAAGATAATCAATACCTTGAACCCTTGATTTCTCCAAGACTTCAAGCAATGTGAAAGGCTCCTCCGCGTAATACGGCCGGACTATCAGCGTGTCCTTGCCATCCCATCCGACTTCAAGGCGAAGTTCGTCCAAACTATCAGAAAGTCTCTGCAATCTGTCCATCATACACGTGATGTCACATTTCATCATGTAGTCCCTGTTGACCAGCCTCAACTCGTGGCGCGAGTTCTCGAACAATGTCGCCTCCCAGAGACGGCCGTCGGAGTAGAATGCCCAGTATTTACCCATACTTCCGAAAGAGGTGGAACAGTTTCCCTCCGCCAATTCCTCTGACACCCAGTCAGTGGCGACGTTCTTCTCGTCGAACAAAGTGTAGCTTCTAATACGCCCATCGGATTACCGTAATACCTCTTAGCCTCCTCGAAGGGCAGCGGATTGAACACCGCCTTGCTGTTCGGGTTCGGCCTCCATGTCGTGATTGTGTCACCGTCATTGCTGACGTAGCACTGCACCATAGAACCATTGCTCATGGCGAAGAGCGGCTTCGCCCCGTCCGGCAGGTCGTCCATTGTCCAGAAAAGACGGTCAGTGATGTTCTGCTTTCCCCGTCTGGAGATCACCCCGTTCCAGGCCTGCCCGAGCTTCTCATATCCGAAGCCCACATACTCCGCCCAAGCCTTGAAAGCCTTCACGGAGCAAAATGTCGCAAGGGTGGAAAATCCGGGGCCAGTGATGGACACCCTTGGTTCAGACCGGAGCTTGCTCGTCCTGAACAGCACGGTGGTCTCCGGTTGCTGCTTCTCATAAGGGACTATCCATCTCTGGACAAGCACTGGGAAGTATATCCCCTGATCCGCACCGGCTCCGTTGCGTCCCCAAGTCCAATATGTCGCCACACCGTTACCATTCCTCACGAAGTTGGATTTGTGGATGCTGTGCCACACCCCGCCGGACACACTGAACGATTTGCCGAACGTGAACGCGCTCCACCGCTCGCAGACCTCGCACACGCCGTTCTTGTCTATTGAGCAGACAAGGGCGTTCTTGTAAACCCTGTACCCGTCGGAGATCTCAACGAGGTCGCCTGGGTGAACATCCCCGTCCATAGGATAATTGTTCTGGAGGCGTTCCTCTACCTCACAGGCGATGTCGTAGTTTTCCTGCCATTCCTCCTCTTTGTGGCCGAGGCCGTACTTTGGGTCCCATCCTGCGTTCTGCTTTATGAACTGCTCTATTCCTATCTTCATAACTTACTATCTTTTTGCTCTTGCTACTTGTCAAAAACTCCGGGCTCCATTATCTCATAGACCTTGCAGCAGACAGCTATGAGGCCTATACACATAGACTTGACTGCAATAATGGCCACTGATTCCGATACTCCTACGGTGTTTCTTGCGAAGTCGTTGAACTCCGCCGTAGGCTCTCCGACAAGAACGAGGAACGATAACGTTCCGACCAATACCAAGGCGCACTTGGCGATTACTTTGATTGACTTCTTCATACTGATCTTACTTACTTTCTTTAGTTTTTTTTCGACTTACTTATTGAGCTGAGCAGCGCAGCTGTCCGCAAAAGAATAGAACTGGCCATCCGTCAATATAATATGGTCCAGAAGATTGATGTCTAACGTGTTCAGAGCCTTGCGGAGCGAATCCGTTTGTTTCAGGTCACTAGGCCCTGGATATGGACTACCACTCGGGTGGTTGTGGCATAGAATAACTCCAGTGGCATTGAGATCAAGGGCTGCCTTCAATATAAGACGATTGTCAAGAGAGCATTCACTAACTCCTCCCTCGGCTACTTTAATGTACCCAACGGGTCTGTTGATCCTGTTGAGCAGGAGGGCGAAGCAGTACTCCTTCGCCTGAATCACGCTGTCGGTGGCCTCGTATATCTTATATAAGACTTCGGCTGCCGCCGTGGGGACATTACACCGGGAATCCCCGACGGGAACATCGAACCCCTGCTTTTTCTCATATCGCAGGGTGAAAGCGGAGACTACCCGCCGTTTTTCTGAAACTTTGCTCATAACTCACTTACTTTTAGTTGTTTTTTTGGTATGGTAAAGTTAGCGAAAATAATTGATTATGCCAAATTTAATCGGCTTATTTTCACTGAATTGCATAAGATCTTGCGTTTCTGAAAGACACGAAAAAACAGCTCTCATGGAGCTGTCTGCATAGTCGTCAACCCAGAATGTCCGAGCCGTCATCCCATCGTTGGAACATAGGGTCGTTCTCGATGGCCTCTATCTCCTCCTTGGTGTGAGTTCGCTCGAATTCCTTTCTCTTCCTTTCGTGGGCCCTCTGTGAAGCCTCCCACATCTCCTCGAACTCCTCATCCGTGGGCATTCTTGTTATCCTCTGTCTCATAACTCCTGTAAAGTGAAATAGTAGATGTCGTCCTCCTTGTCAACTGAAACAAACTTGAAGCGACTTCCTTTGTCAAAGATCACTTCTTGTTGATTTTCAGTTGTAAAGATACCATTAAATTGTGAGATATCCGATATGTCCCTCCCGTTTTTTGATAAAATTTCGATGTGGCAGACTGTTTCGTTGCTTTTGGTCTTTATCTTGTCCTCAAATGTCCCAAAGGCCTCCGACTGAACCTTTGATGCCGATGTGAATCCATCGAATGTCTTGCTTCCGCCAGATATGGCGCAATCCAGCCAATCCTTAAGGTTTTTCTTGTTCAGCTTGATAGACCGATAGACAGATCCATCATAGACGCTTACTTTCGAGATTCCTTCTGACAATAGTTCGGAGAACGCAACGTTGAAATCAGACACTGATCCGGATCGCAGTTGCTTGTTCAAAGACCGGAATGCGCTGATATCTCCTCTTGTGTAGTGATATATCGCAGCCAGTTCCGTGTTGGGGATAGTGTCCTTGTATCTCTCTTGCAAATACTCCCCGAGGGCCTTACGCATCGATTCCCTGACCCTTCCAGCACGGGTGAACTTCCTTTCAGCCGCACTGTATATATCGACATCAAACTTCCCAACGTAGCTCTGATTATCCTTGATGAAATACGGAAGGGAACTCCACCCTTTTGCACGTTCCCTGTTTCCCTCTATCCACTCCCTGAATCCATTCGGCACATCCCCGACATAGTTGACTGAGGTAGTACTGTCGAAATCCTCACCCTCAACAAAAGCATCCCCGTATTTGTCCATCTCCTCTTCCGTGAACGTGATCGGAACCATATAGCACCGGCAGTTTGGATGCCAGCCGCTCCACTTGAAGTCCTTCGGGTATCTCCCTGCCAACGCCTCGCAGACAGGGCAGTCATACGGATGCGTGCTCCGCTTGATCTCGAACCCAACGACATAAGGCTTTTCCTGATAGCCCTCCCATTCGGCACTCCTGTACGCCATATTCGTCTCCGTCCTCGCAAGGCGCAGGGCGTTCCTGTAACTGCTCCTGTAAGTCCCAGATCCAGGATGGTAGGCCTTTGCGTTCTTGGATAGCCTCAGAACACCGTTCTTGTCCCTGACCCTGCGGAATAACTTGTCCGGCTCTTTCAGCAGGGACTTCATACTGGACGCTATCTTGGCGGCACTCACTCCCTCCGCAATGGATCTCGCCAACTCGACCTCGACCTTCTGATGGTTGGCCAGATCCCACACCTTTGTCGAAAGGGTCTGCCCGTTTCCGATCTTGCGCTTTTGGAATGCCTTCAAGGCTGACTCGTGGTTGTTGAAATACCTCCCCACCGCCTTGTCCGTCAAATCCCCGACAGAATCGATTCCGGCCTTGTCAAGGACATATTCCACAGTGCCGTCCGCGGTCGTGTTGCCCTGAGCCCATTCGGCGGTCGTGCCACGCAGCACCGTCTGCTCGATGCCCGTGGCTAGATTGGTGACGACCTCGTTGACCTCCTTCTTCAACTCAGGGTAATCGGAGAAATAGAACTGACCTTCACCGTCAAACTTGGACTCTGAGGCCAGATCGACAAGTCCGGACACGGCCTTCGAGTACAGGGATTTCAACCTCGCAAGATACCTCTCAACCCTTGCGAGGTGCTTCGCCTGCAATTTCCTGTACTCGTCAAGCCTCCCCATACATCACTATTCTGCTCCTGTGAAGACATCCTCCATCCGCTGGGCCTCGGCCTCCTCCCTCTTCTCCTTCATAATCTCCTCATATTCGGCATCCGCGTCCACGGCAAGTCCGGCCCGCTTGATGGCCGTCTTCTGCGACACAAGGACACCCGAGGCCTTGGAGAAGTTCGTTATGTCCGCCGCCGTGTCATTCTGGATGAACGGCGTTATGAGCTGCTCGCATCTGGTGGTGTGCTGATACTGCTTCCATTCAGGCTTGACCGTGACAAGCAAAGCCTTGATCACCTCGAACTCCCGGTCAAGGAACCAGACGATCTCATGCTTCTCCTCTCCGACTTTCAGATGCGGCTCTGTCAGCAGCGTCTTTCTCGCCTCCCCGCTCTGCGCGCCGAGGCTCTTGAGGTTCTCCATAGTCATGTCCGCCTGCTGCGTGGTCTCGTCATCAATCTGCTTCAACATCTGGATGTGAGCCTTGGCATCAGTTGTGGTAAGCGCAGGGCTGATGAGACCGATGTCTCCGCCATCCTTCATCTTGTACACCTGCCTTGCCGTATCGCCGACAGGGAGTGTGTCGCCGCCAGCCAGCTCTCCGATGATTTTCAGTATCGGCGACGAGTTCTTCCTTATGTTGTCCGAGTTGCGGCTAAGCGTGAACTCGATGTCGTCACGGTTGGACGATATGCCGTCGAACACAGGAATCGGCCTCTGGATATAGACGGCAGGAATCTTGCCCGCTATGTTAGGCCTGACCTCTGATGTCCACCCTCCGGCCTCCTGCCGGAAGAAGTAGGCGTTCTTCGCAGTATAGGAGTTGAAGTGGCTGACGTTCTCCTGATCTACGTACGCCACGCTGAGAGCGACAAGGTCATCATCCTCGTTGAAATACGGGTAGATGGAGGCCTGGGCTATCTTCGAGAATCTCCTCGGCATAGGAGAGAAGCTCCTGCATCGTATCTTGACGTTGGAGTCAAACCCGTACTTGTTCACCACTTCGTCTCCTTCCGCTATGTACCAGAAGGTCATCATCTCACAGGCGGCGAAATACGCATACATCCTGTTCATATTTACGCCATCGATCCTGACGTTCTTATAGACAGCCTCTATCGCGTCTTGGAACGCCTTCTCGACATCGTTGGCCGCCTGACTGTAAACCCTCTTCACGGGAATGGAGAAGGCCATTTGCGTCATTCGTCTGGTGGCTATCTGCTCAGCCGCATACGTCAGCTTGGCCGGACGTTCTTTCCGTCCGCCCTTGATCTTCTCCTTCGGGCGCAGCATCGGGTCGGCCACGATATCATGCTTCCTCGTGTCGAAATCCTTGGATATGACATCCCAAGACGGACAGTCCTTCTTCTGGCCGCTGAGGGCCGATATGATCTGCTCCGGAGTGTTGCCCGGAGCGAATATCTCTTCAAGGCTCTTCATAAAACAATGTTCTATCTCTATCCGCAAATATAGTGAAAACGTTTCATTATGAAACGCTTTTGATTACAGAAAATCAGCCAGAATCTCTTCATCTGACAACCCCGACTCCTTGTGGACTGGGTAAAATGAGTTGGCTGCAGCATCTAGCCTGTCCGGGCTTCTTCCTATCCTTCTCTTTAACTCATCCTTAGGCTCAATTAAGATGCTTCCGTTGGACTGGAAAAGCCACTTAACGCTTGTCGCCTCCTCTGTCAAAGCGTCATCTGGAGGAAGTGCAGCGTCGAATCCGTTCTTAGGGTTGAGCCAGTCCCTGAACGACCAATAAAGAAAGGCCTTCATATTGGAGAAACGGTGCTGCCCGGTAATGTCCGAATTCTTTCCAGCTCCCTCGCTGAACTTGCAGGAGGTGGCCCCCTTGACACCGAGTTCCACCAGGCGGGAATAGACACCCGCGCCCTCGCCGATAGTATCGATGAAGGCTCTTGCATCCGATGTACGGCATTTACGGAGTTCGTTGACAACCATACCGGCAACCCTCATATGGTCGGCGTGACCTGCTGACTGATGTCCAATAAGCCTGTGCATAAAGTTCCCGTATCTGGGAGCGAGATAACTGCTGTCGCGGCCCATACCTGCAACATCGACCCCAAGGCGCAGATCCTCATCAGGGATGTAGCCCTCCCCGAACTCCTCGATTATGGCCTCCCATCTCTTGTTGGCCAACGCTATCCACTCATATGGGACAAGACAGTCCTCAGACACTCTTGGGAACATACCTAACACCTTAACCCTGAAAAGATCATTTGGCCTATAAATGCCGCCCTCGAAACGGAAGTCCCCCTCACCCTCGTCCATATCGGATTCCTGAATAGGGGAGCACCAGTCCTCGACCCTCGACTTAACCCAAGGATAATCCACCTGCCCCGGAATGACAACTTTCCTCGACACGACATTCTCCGCATGAAGGGAGTTTAGTCTGAACTTGGCGAATTGCGGAGAGGACATAGATCTTGCAGCGAAGCCTACTGTGGTGTTAGGGTTCCATACTAGCAGCAAGCGAGAGTTGCCTTGCAAGTTTCCTTCTATAGCGTTGAACACGGTGTCGGATATACCTGAGGCTTCGGTTACCGCGAACATGGTGTTTACGGCGTGGAATCCTGACCATGCCTCCATATTGTCGTCTCCGGCCTTGAATCCGGTCAGGAACCATTCCGAGTAACCAGTGCTTATATACTGCGATGTTACCCTGCCTGGGAGACATCCGGAGGCCCTATAAAAAAGTCTCTGGATCTCCGGCATCATAATGTTCTGCACCTGACGTCCTGTCGGGGCGGTCATGGCCACCTTAGTGTTCTTTATAAGTACTCCTTCGCTGTTGAATCGAGGAGTCAAATACAGAAAACACATACAAGCCACAGCCGACACGTAGTCCTTGCCTCTTGCAGTCCCCGATGCCACTGTCGTTTTCGGATTGGTCTGAACCGAATGAAGGATGTCCTCCTGTTCTGAGTCAAGACGAGATTTGAGCACGTCCCTTGCGAAACGCGCCCAGTCCTTTCTCCAGGCTAACATGTATCTCAGCGACTTGTCATCCATGCTTAATAGACACTTCTATGGCTCAACATCGTCCGGAAGAGCCTTCATCAACTCCTCGAACGGGCTTATCGTCACTTTGTTATCAATCTGCTCAACATACCCTCGCTTCTTTCCCTTGGTCTTCAGGAAGAATATCAACGATGTCACGTCACCGTCCTGTATGTTCTGGACAAGTTTGCTCTCTGCGAAGTCAAGAAGAGACTCGTCAACCTCGTCAAGCAATGCCTCAAGCTTGGGGTACTTATTTTTCCACTTATAGAATGCTGTACGCGAAACATTAAGCGCTCTACATGTAGACGACACGTTGGTCGCCTTCTTCTCGTAAGTCTTGGCTATGGTCTTGAATGATGGCCTTTTCATACTCAATCATATTTAAGTCGCAGAAGATATAACGGCATTGATGGCGTCCCTGTACGACATATTCCTCGCAAGAAGTAGACTCTTGGGGAAATGAGCCAACGGGCCGAGCCCAGGCATCAGATTCACATCAATCAGATAATAACGTCCTGACTTGTCTCCGCGGAAGTCTATCCTTGCGCAATGCTTAATCTTCATCAACGAGAATACGGTACGTGCTATGTGTTCAACTTCGCTGTCATTAATTGGGTAACAATACTCTTCTATGTTCAGCTTGCCGTCGAATGTCTGGATTCCTCCAGCAGAACCGTTGCATTCAATGCCGATGGCGACCGTTTGCACTGATCCTTCATCCTGCCAGCAGGACACCGTGCAGTCAAATCCATCAACAAACTCTTCAATAACTGCATCCTGACCAAAATCCTCTGAAATCATCGCAATCTGCCTTGCAACGTCTTTCTTGGATCTGCAAACGCTGAGGTCTGATATGCCCTTGCTGTCGCTTCCGAAACGAGGCTTGACAAAATACGTGCCCCCATCCACAATATCATTTATCCCGAATTGGCGAGGTACACGAATGCCCCGATCCGACAGGTAACCCGAAAGAGAAGCCTTGTCTTCGGCCAATTCATATGCCCACTGGTCTTCGAGTGTAGATCTGACCATTTTGGAGCGTATGGTTTTCCACAGTCTCCTGTTGGCGGTCCTTACCAGAACCATGTCATCTTTTGACACGAAATCCAAACGGTCATCCTCATCGACAACAGCAAGTCTGATATTCTCCTTGCCAATAACCTCCTGATAAAACCTGAATATCGGAGTGGTGCCGTCCTGCATCTCCGGAGTATGGACTATCGACCAGATCATGATTCCTCCACTTTAATTTCCTCCAGACGCTCGCATGCTAATTCCAATAGTTTCGAGAACGTGATACTTGGAGACTTGATTTCAAAATGTTCGCCAATCTCCGCCTGGAGTCTAAGCATGATATCCTCGTTTTCATCCCCGCTCGCCAGTATAAGAGCATCGCTTTTCTTCGCCTGCTCCCTGATGTCGCCAAACAGAGCGTCAATGCTCGTATAGGACTTGGGGTATAACACAACCGAGAAAACAAATGTCTCCTTCATCATTGAGATGTCTATCCCCTCCGAACTCACCGGCTCTATCTCATCTATGTTGACATGAGCGAACTTCTTGAAATCGACAGACTGAATCTGCTCGAACAACTTTTTCAGAATGTTCTGGTTATCCTGACCGTGCAGAGAGTTGTGCGACAACTGTATTGCTATGATCTCATCCTTGCTCAGCTCGCTTTCATCACACCACAAGATGCCTACCGTGCGGTAACGCAACTTCTTGCACGCTCTAAGCCTGTGATGTCCGCTTATCATCACGAACCTCCCATCCGGCTTTCGGTAGCAACACGGGACACTGCTCATACCCGACTTACCTATATTGTCGCAAAGGGTCATGAAGTCCTCGTTCGACATCTCATTGGCGTTCATGTCCGCCTCGTCAATGAGGCCAATGTCCACCTTGTCGTATTTCCATCTATTTTCCGTTTCCATTCTTGATCATCTTTTGGTATTTGGCTAAAATATCATCATATGTCTCATAAACTCCCAATCTTCCCTCGTAGGCGAGATAAGACGATGTGCATTTGTCGTCCACTTTCTTATAGACTCCTCTGTATTTCATGCTCACTGGCTTATGAGTATAGGCCAGACTCAACACGTTTTTGCATAGTTTTTTCATCTTCCTGCTGAGCACTCTTTGGACAGCCCTTGTCTGTATGCACAGAAGGATAAACTTTGCAAGCCTAGGAACAGCGTTGTTCGTGCTGAAATCAGTCAACTGAAACAGGTCGAAACCTTTATGCTGAGGAAGATCAAAACCGAACCCGCCTAGCGTATATCTGCCATACGAGACGATGAATGGGAAAGCGCACGCCGAACACTGGTCAACTTTCTTGATAAACTTTCTCTGCAACACTTTCAGTTGGCCAGATTCCACCAATTCGATTTTCAGCAACCTGGGATTGTCGATTTTCAGATCATCTGGGGGGATGATCTCACATAACTCAGTGCTGGATGAGCTATAAGACAGGGATGCCTTGCTTTCGCGAACCTCTTTGTTGCAATAAAGAAAACGTCCTGCCGAACGTCTTTCTCCGGAAGAGGAGTCCCAAACGGCTATCTTGTGCATGTTCCTAAGGAACGGGCTGTTGCTTATGTAATAGAAACAACAGTCATTCGGAAGGCTCTCCATTAACTCATAGTAGCTATTCCTCTTGACATCGAAGTCAAGGAACAAGTCGCTGTTCTCGCTTATGAGCTTGAACACCCTCTTCTGTTTTTTGTCCCTTCCGTAGTTGAAGAACACGGCCTTCTCATTTGCTACGGCGTCCTGCAATGTACCTATGTGGTAGTCACAGGTGGTCAGCATTGTAATGAGCCTATCACATGACTTCTCTGTCTTTTCTATAGACTCCCTCGCTCTGATCTTTAAGGAATCGATGATAGTTTCATTCCTTTCAGAATCACTCATGTTGAACTTCTGGAGTTTGCTGACATACAAAGCGATGGCCACCTGCCGCCGAGGAGTCGAATTGTTGAAGTCCTCCAGCCATTCTAACTTCCCACTATACTTCAACGAGGTCTTTCCGTTCGCAATCATATATAGCAGATGCATATACGGATCCTGACAGTATATCGACAACTCCACCTTGTCCTGGAAGAACAACTCATAATAGTACATAAAGCCGTTCACTATACAAAGCCTCTTGTGTCCATGAGCCCTGACAGCGTCCCATAACGCCGATGCGTATCTGGAATTGTACGGCATCGGATTTGTGCAAAATGTCTCGATGGCACTGTAAGGGTTTCCCTGATAGATGAGAGGGCATAGTTCAGGAGGGCACTTGTATTTCAGCCCTGTGGCTTTCAGAAACTCATCATATGATGATATAGAGTTGAAATCATCCAGTTCGTGCGCGACGGCATAGTAGAAGAACCTGTAAACAGAGAAAACGCAGTTCATTGCCTGGTAGAAGTCATCTGTGCCGTGGAAACATCTGAACTCGATCGTCTTCGTCTTGAAGTATGCCGAAATATTGACGGCGTGTCTTATGAACCCCTTCTTAGACTGATTTGTGAAAACCTCCTTGATCTCGTCGAGCGTGCTTGCGTTGAGCACACCATAATAATACTTTTCGGTAGGCAGAGGCTGGCAATTGAAAGCCAATTCATCCCAATCAGACAGACCGGTGTATCTCTTGAAATAAGGATAGCATACGTAGAATAACAGGAACACTTTCTTCAACTGCCCGACATCAAGGTCTCCGGCGTACAGATGGACGTGCGTGTATGTACTCCACTTTATTCTGCCTCCTGCCGCCGACATAGAGTTATAGGTGTCTTTCAAGTTGTGCAGATCCTGCATCGAGAACAGCCGGAGCGGGGGAGTGTTGACCTCTCCTCCGAACTTTTTGTTACACGAGCCGTCAGTGTTGACTATCTCCTCATCCTTGCTCCACGAATATCCTGATGGAAGCGTGACCTTGCTCCTGTCAAGATCGCACATCTCTATCTCGATACCGAAGGTCCTGGATCTTATGTCTTCTTTCGTATCCATGATTTTCCAGTATAATGATCGTTGAAGAAGCTTTCGCATCCAAGGGTCTGAACAGTCCTTCCAGACTTTCTGAAATCAATCCCGAGAGCATACCCGGACAACGAGATGAGGGAGGACGCCACCGGCACATCCTCGCCAATCATTGCTGCTATGCTCTCCAGGAGAACGAGACCCTGCGACACGTCCTCTGTGATATACCTCGACCTTATTGAGGTCGGGCTTATGGCCCTGTCCTCTGATTCTGCGTATCTGCGAAAACTCTCAACCTTGTCACCAGAGAACCCGGCTGCCGTGAAAATATCCACTGGATCGCAGTGGAGTTTTTTGAGCACTTTTTTCTTCTCATCGTCAAGCTCCAGCATTATTCTCATGGTAGCTTCATTCTTTCTTGAATAGGCCTCCCTATACATGCAGAAATTGCCTTCCGAGAACTCTATCCTCGGGATGCTCATCACGGAACCCACTGTGTGAAGCACCATATTGGGGTTAAGAAGAGCCGACTCCAATGGGTTATACACGTTTGCGAACCCTTGATTAAGGCCGCATATAGCGGTCATGCACTCATCTTCCCTTTCTTCTTGGAACACCGACAGCGGAGACTGCGACAATCTACATCCGACCTTGAACGACACCCTGTCGCCTTCCATCTCAATCCTGCCTTCCAAGTAGGGGCCTGTTGATTCAGCTATTATCGGCATTGAATCGCAGTGCCTGAGAAAATAGAATGAACTCAGATAGCTGCACACGACTATGACTATTTGCCTTTCGTTGAGATACTGACTTATAGTCTTAATCAGGTTCTCATGATATGTGCTTTGGATTGTGACTATAACGATGTCTGCCTCCGAGATTTTGCTCAGATTATCCGAGACTTCACGAATGGCAGATTTTCTCAATTGACCCGCCTCTCTAAGCCATACGCTATTGCCATTGTTGCGTATCTTGTCAAAAATCAGACTGGGAGTCTTGGAAGTTTTCAGCAAAATGACATCTTTGCCTTTCAGTGACAAGTCAGCGGCGGTGGACACACCGACGTTCCCGCATCCCAATATGGCAACCTTATCACTCACTGTCAGAATAGAAATTGAGCGCGGCTCCGGACTCGAACCAGAATCTCCGTTCAGGACGAACGGCTCGCTACCATTGCGCCAACCACGCTTGGGAATCAGAAAAGGCTTCAATCCAACTCTTTTCTTTTGCAAAGTTAGTAAAATCGGTGCAAAATGCAACGTTTTTTGTCGAAAATACCGAAATTCTTGCCCTTTCTTTTTCGTGGCCACATAATCATATTTTTTCAACTACCTCCTTGAGGACATTTGCGAACCTGCTGTCATGCCTGGCCATCGATTCCAACCAAAGCCCGATATCTTTCGCGGAGCAGTGTCCGGTGACTGCCGCATCATCGCCTTTGCCGTGAAAGAACAGGCACGGCACCCCTTCCTCGGCCAAGTCCAAGGACAGATTATCAACCATTTTCCTTATGTTTCGCATTGTACTTTCTGTAATAACTCAAAACCCGCTCCCTGTATTCCCGGTCTGTCCGCATCCTTTCGGCATGCCTCTCCTGCCCGGCCTCGGTGTACCTCATGTTGCTCTCCTTCCGGCAAACCCGGCAATAGCAGTCAAGACCGTCCTTCCTCGACCTGTCTCGGGTGAACTCCGTCTCCGGGAGTGTCCGCCCGCAGTGTCCGCACCGTTTCATCGCCAGCCATTTAGGCAAACGGTGCCTGTCTGTCTCCGAACATCCAGTCATCGGTGAACAACTCGGGGTGCTCAGGGACGTAGGGTTTCGGGACTCGGTTCGTGACTGCCTTGAATCTCTCGTCTCTGATTTCTCTCCTGCCCTCCCATCTGCGACATCCGCAGGACGGGGACACGCCTCTCGTGAGGTCTGTTCCCCTGACATCACGCTCCCTTCCGCAGTCGCAACGGCAACGGTACATACGGAGGCGGTTCCTCGCATTTGAACTCGCCTTGCGCAGGCCTATGTACCCAAGCACCGTCCAATGGCCAAATCGGTCGCCGGGCTGCAATATCTTGTGAGCATTTATACTATCACTCATTGCTCCGCTCTTTTTAATCAATCACAACGCTCCACTTGATACCATCACCTCCCCCGTCGGCCACATAGACCTTGCGCTGGGCGTACCTGTTCTGGCCATCGAACATCACCACCTCGCTATCCTGCGGCATCCGCTGGATAGCTTCTATCAGTTCTTTAACCGTCATAGCCTATTCCATCGTGTTGATAGCCTCGTTGAGAAAGGAAGCGAAAGTATTGACGAAAGACTCGTCATCATATAAGTCATCCTTTCGCATCGTGTTCAGTATGGCATGGACAAGCTCGTGAAGGAAGGTCTGCTGCTGAAATGACTGCGGCAAGACCCGGCCCCTGCTTGTCAGGGCTATTTGTAGAACCTTCCGGGCAGGATCGTATTGCCCAAAATCTTGTTCATACCCTACCACCTGCTGAATCTCGACAACGTGCTTCACACCGCCGAGTGTGAATGCTTTTGGTATATTGAAATCCATACTCAAATTGTTTTATTCATCGCCTCGCTCACCGAATATCCCTTCTCGATGAGCCTTTTGATTTTCCTGCGTTCCTCCCTCGTGAAGAACATTCCGGCTTCTCCGAAAGTCACCGGATTCCCATTACCGTCATATTTGAACGGGATTCGCTTAAACTCTTCGTTTGTCATACTTTATCCTTGTTTAATTCGTCAACGGCCTGCCAGGTCATCCAGACAATGGCCGGGACACCGAACAGCGTTTCAAGTTTCTTGGCGATTTTCGTATTGACCTTGCCCTTCCCTTTGATTATGTCGTTCAGCCAAGGAGGGGCAACGCCGATTTTCTCGGCGGCCTCTTTCTGTGATATTCCGGAGAAGAATATCAGCTTCATCAGAAACTCACCAACTGTCATTGCCCGTCCTCCTCGTCCAGGTCGCACTCGACCTCGACATCATCGTTGCCGTAATACACAACGCCCTTCAGATGCTCGCAGCCCACACAGTTGTATGGGCACTCGCTGGGAGCGTCAAGCGGAATCATCTCCACTAATTTTGAACGTCTCATAGCCGCCTATTCAAACACAGCGGTGATGAACCTGTCCGCCATCTGCTCTATCTCCTCATCCGTTGGCTTCGGGAATTTAACGTCTTCTTTCATAAATTTGTTAAACATCCCGAGCACACCGTCAGGCACACTCACGCTCTTGATTCCGGACACGAGGGCTTCTTTCAACATGCCGTTATCCTTGAAATGTCTCAGCAGTTCTGTCAGGCTTGTTATGATGTACCTGTCGCAGAACGGACTTTTCTTTGCCTCGCAGACTTTAAGCGCAATCGAAACGAGGGCTTTTTGTAATTTCTCTTCCATAATATTTTAGATTTTAAGGTTGTCCGCCAATTCAGATAACCCACATAACCGCAGCGAGTGCTGCAACTCGTGGACGTAGGATATTTTCATTCCCAAAATGCGCGGTTCCTGCGAATGAGACATCGTGGACTTCCGCTCATAGACGCAAAGTGTCGCTTGATCCATGATGAACTCAATGTACACGGCATGAAGGTGGGCGCTTTTCGAGAAAGTGTTGGCCCAGGTGTACCTGATTCCGTCATACTTCCAGCCGTCCGGCCCGTCCAGATTCGCATCCATTATCTCTTTTGTCAGAGGGATAGACTCCACTTCATCTTTTTTTCTGTGATAGGATTCTCCCGCTAATTTGGTCGTTATATTATAATGATCCGGCGAGGCAACAGAAATGTTCTGTATTCCCACCACTTTTTCATGGCGCGATATTTTCACCCAGTCGCCGATTTGTAGTTCAGAAACTTTCATGTTTATTCCTCCCAGGTTATTTTGCAGGTGGCAACATAGTCTTTATCCTCAGATGCCATCTTTGCCTTCTCTTCAGATTCGATAGGATAAACAGTACCGATTGCTACTCTACCATCTCCGTCTTTGTACAGATTCAGCCAACCCTCCTTCTTTTCTGGAGCAAAGAATAAATCCAGACATGAATCTGAACTCAAGTACATTTTTCCATTAGGAAGATATGAATAACAAATTTCACTTTCTTTATTTATGGTACAAAGAGTAATAACTGAATATTTTGTTCCTTTTTGGTCAGTACAAAGAATTCTCACACTCCTGCCGTCACGAGTAATCACTTTACGGTTTGGATTCTTCTTATATTCTTCTATATTAAACTGCTTCATATTATTTGTTTTTTTATTTCAAACCTACGACCGCTCTGCTGACAATCGCCCTGCTGACATTAGAATAACTTTTGTTTGTGCCGCCGCAATCGCCGGAGCCAAAGTTGACGAACCACATGTTATCCGAACCATACTCCGACGAAGAACCAACCCAAGCATTAAATATATCTCCATTATGCTCTTTGAATATCTTATTGATTTCATCTCTCTGGAGATACATTTGCAGGAGTTCATCTTTTGTAGCGATTTGAACTCCATTGGATTTCGCGTATTCCATATAATCGTAATATGACATTGCAGGAACATTATCCTTAAGCAATACCTTGTCAATCAATGGAATATACACTCCCTGTTGTTCTTCAACCCAGTAAGGCTGAATTAGTTCTTTTAGTTTACCGTTCATAATGATTTTTATTTCTTATTCCTCCATTGCTTTTTTGAAAGCATCGAACATATCTGATTTACACTTCAACCACGGCCTACCTGGTGCACCATCGTCAAAGAGGTAGTTATTTACATGCTCCTGCAACCAGTATGCTGCTTTTTCAAGCATCCAATTAGCACCTTTTGAGAATCCAGATTCCCAAAGATTATAACCTTCTTGCCAAGTGTGTTCTTTATAGGGAGATTTTTCTTTTGCTTTTTCTTCGATAGTCATAACTATTTCTTTTTAAGTTCTTCAATAAGTGCATCAGCATAATCAACTGCAACCTTAGAATAGGAAGCATACACTCCTCCTATTGTAGGATTTGAGAGTAAGGCTGCGAGCGCATCTTTTGCTATCTCGTACCTGCGCTGCTCCCAGTCGATTTCCTTTGATTGGGATTCCAAGAATGTTTGTTCAGAGCCTATCATAATCTAAACATTTTTCTGATTAGTAAATAAATCAACCATGATATAGACGCAACGAGAAAGAGTGGCCAAAGTATAATCGTCATCCTAACACCTAACGTATTTGTGTGCCAAGCTGGATCAGGAGGATACTTTTCGAGCAAAAGCGGTTTTATTGAATAACCCCATTTGAGAAGCGTTAACTCCGTCTTTTCCCAAGCCGAAGCGACAATGGCACCTATTAAGGCGTATCCAAGAATAATTAGTATAATCTTCATTTTAATTCTTCCTTAATATTTTTGTTTTATTTTCAATTCAAACGGTTATTCTTTCCCATTCAACCTGTCAAGAATGTATGCAATAAACCCATCCTGCATTTTCGCTGCCAAATCTTCAGGAAGATTCAATCCACCACAACCAGTAAGATGTCCCCATCCTCTGACTAAAAACTGAAATTTACCTTTATAGTAAATCGCTGTTACATCGTCTCCTGCTGTCCACTTAGCCTCATAATCTGTTGGACACTCTCCGTTAATGATGTCAATTATGTGGTTTATTCTTTCTCTTTCACCAGGGGTTAAGTCTCCGGTTTCATCATTCATTAAACTATAAAAATTTAATGCTGTGTTTCCGTCGGCATCCCATACATACATACAATACTCATCATCTGAATGCAATGGTAGCTTATAACACTCTGTCCAATTATTTGGTACAGAATATTGTCGTTTATGAATAGCCTTACCCATTTTTATTCCTCCCATTCAATTCTTGCAGTAGTTACATAATTATAATCGCCCGCTTTACGAAAGGAATTATATTGTGCTTCTTGTTCAGAAGTATAAAGATCAGAAAAGCGAGCCGAATAAATGTCTTTGTTTTTGTAAACATTTACCCAGTATTCATGCTTTTGTGGAGCAAACATGAGATCAGATGTAGATTCGGTTCCTATATAGCAGGCACCATTCGCATTATATGCACGACACAATTCTTCTCCAGTAATAGTACTAGTACAAAGTGCAATTATTGGAAAATCTGTACTTTTTCTATCTATGCAGATAATCCTTACTTTTTCTCCATCTCTTGTTATAATCTTTCTATTTGGATTATCAAGATATTCCTTTAAGTTAAACTGTTTCATCTTCATGTCAATTATTTTCTTCCTTTTGTTTGAATTTATCGCAAGCCTTGCTTGACTTATTCACGGAGTAATTTATCACTCTCGGTTTATCCTTGTCGTATCTGTTCTTTATCGTGTATGTCCTTGCCATGCACAAGTATGTATTATAGCCACGTTTTTGCATATACTCGCAATGACGGCATCTTTTTATTGTCTCGCGCTCCTCGCGAATAATATTGTTACGTCTCTTCAGTTCAGCGTGAAGCTCCTCTGTTGTATAGTCTTTGAGTTCCATATCACTTGTTTTTATGTTTATATCTCTCGTACACGACTTGTCTCAGCCTCTCGTATGAAAGGTATTTGTTGTAAGCCTATATAATTCTGTCCCTATCGGGCAGTCTTTCAGAATCTCGCAGAGATTCAGTTCTTTATTTTCCATAACCTATTTTGCTTGATTAAGTCTCAACATTCTCGCCAGATACTTTTGGTTCCCGTATATCACATCCGATACCTTGAGCTGGAAGCGGTTATAGGAGTCGATATACATAAGCTGCCTCCTGAGATACTTTGTGGCGCATCTGTAAGCCTCCTTGTAAGCCTTTGTTACGGCTCTCGCCTTGGCTATTTTCCTGCCTATAGACTCGTCATAGGTGTCTTCCGGATTACACTTAGCCCTGCCTATGGCATAATACTCGTGATACCAACTTGGGGTTATCTGCGTGCGTATGCGCATACGGCATTCAGTCGTATTGCCCGTGACAGAATAGTCCTCCCTTATAATTCTGACCTTGATTGATTGATTTGTGTGTCTCATCTTAAAAATTAGTTAAATTGTAATCCTTAATCTTTCAAAACATAAACTCCGGCTCGAACACCTTGCGGAGCCACTGAACCGAGCCGTCCCCCAGCGCCCTCCTGAACTCGATGTCGGTCTCCCTGTGGGTGCCTATCAGGTGCCAGTGCTTGTACTTCGCCCTCTGGCACTCCACCGTGTAGCCGACCCTCGCCTTATACCTGACCCTCGCCTTGACCATAACTCTCAAAGAAAAACACCACATCCATGTCGTGCCATTCAAGCAGTCCGAAATCAAGGCTCTGCCTTACCTGGAAAGACCGCTTCATTATCCCTTGGCACTGTTCCCTGAGGATCCTTCTGAAATCCTCTACCGAGTTCGTCCCCTTTCGGAAATTGCACGCCCTGCATGACGGATTGAGATTTTCGACGGAATCATCACCGATGGCCACCATCTTTGAAAGCGTCTCGTGATCCCTACCTCTCCAGACCGGGACAATGTGATCGACCTGCATGTCCTCAAACCTCAGCTCCTTACCGCAGTACGCGCAGCGTCCTCCATATTTGTCGTAAACCAACCTTCTCGTAGTCATATTCATTCCCCGTCCTCCTCCTTCTCCTTGAACGCGTCTGACGGCTCGATGTAGAGAGCCTCCTCCACGTGGCGCAGCCGCTTCCACAGGTTGCGCACCTGCTTGGATTTCTGCTGGAGTTCCAGACGGTCAACCGAGAGGCGGTCGTCCACATCCCTGCAGAGCCATTCGATGCGGTTCCACATCTTGTCGAGCTCCTCCTTCATCTCCGTGAGCATCTTCACCTTGCGCCCGTGCAGCCTCCACAGAATCCACAGGCGGGCCTCAACGGCCACCAGGGCCACGAGTATCAATAAAAATATTATTCTCATATCCTATCCGTTTTTTTTGTTCAAAGAAATCCTTCTGACGGCCTCCCTCTCGGCTTCGCTCAGCTCCCAGACGATGATCTTCTCCGCAGCCTTCTTCTCCGCAGCCTTCTTCTCCGAGATCAGCCATCCTTTGCCAAATATCGCCTTGCCGACGGCCTTCTGCGACGCGAGCGCGGACAGCGGCACCGGCGACACCTCGTCCCTCATCACCTTGAACTCCACCCCGTGCGTGGACAGGTAGCCCAGCATCGAGGAAGTGAGCACCTCTGGAGGGTACTCGTAGCGCGGCAAGGACACCGAAGCAGCGCCTTTCGCCTTCTCCTGCGCCTCCGTTATCCTCTTCCTGAGGTCGGGCGCGGACATCGCGAGCACGTCCCCGAAGAGGTTGGAGATGAATCCGGTGTTGACCTTCGCCCCGTTGGCATACTCGACCGCACAGGCGCAAGGGATGTAGGTCAGAGAAGAAGAAGAAAAGAGCGTCAGCTGCGGCCCGAACAGGAAGAAGCGGATCCCCCTGCCCTGATAGAATCTCAATATCCGGGCGAGGATGCTGAACGGCGGGTTGTAGCCATGTTCCTCGCACCATTGTCGCCTTCCGAACTCGCAGGAGCCTGTCAATATGTGATGCCAGTCGAACAGGTCGCCATACTCCTCATCCAATGCCGGGTGGGTCTTTATAAACTCCGCTATCCTCTCGTCCAGCGGCCTGTTCTCCCTCTACTTGGCCTCAACCGCCTCAACCGCCTCGTGCAGCGTGTCGCCGTGAGAGAAGATGTTCCCTCGCTTGGCTATCCAGCAGTCCTTCAACGTCAAATCCCTGCCCAGAACCGCACCCCTCGCCGCGTCTCCCTTGACTGCATAGATAAGGGTTGGAACGCTGTCGATGTCATAGACCTTGTGACCGGCGAACTCCTTGACGCCATCGCCAGAGCCATCGCCAGAGCCAGAGCCATAGCCAGAGCCAGAGCCAGAGCCATCGCCATCGCCAGAGCCATAGCCATCGCCAGAGCCATAGCCATCGCCATAGCCAGAGCCATCGCCATAGCCATCGCCAGAGCCATAGCCATCGCCAGAGCCATAGCCATAGCCAGAGCCAGAGCCATAGCCAGAGCCAGAGCCATAGCCAGAGCCATAGCCAGAGCCATAGCCATGGCCATAGCCTACTGCCAAAAAACGATCAATATCCTTCTCTATTGCTTCCATTCCTTCTTCGCTTCAAGATTCCTTACAGCCTTGTCAGAGCAAGGAATGATCTGACAAGCGTTGGCGACTACCAGCTCAGGCACGGCCACCGTGATCTTGCTTCTGTCGTTGCAGCCTTCCTGCGAAAGCTGCTCCACGGCTGCCGCACCGTCCCAGTACCACACCTTGCGGGCGTTGGCAAGACGGACGTTCAGCCCGTTGGCGTCGCTTGTCATTTCCTTGACCTCGCCGAAGAAGACTCCGGCGCCATAGCAGCGAACTATGCACTTTTTTCCGATGTAATTTTCCATCATTTTTTGATCATTAAAAGTTAAACAATCAGTAATAAACTTGGCCCGGAGCGCGGAGTCGAACCGCCTTTGTGTCAAAATCATCAATTTGTTTTTTTAGTATCGCTATGTATTCCCGCGTCACCGTGGACGCTTTCTCTCCTGGCTTTTCGCGATTCGCACCGCTACTTGGGTTGGAAGGTAACTCCTGGGCTACCTTGTCCTCGCTTGCGAGGCTTTTCTACCACGCACGACTATTTTCGTTGCGTATGATGACGCGTAAGCACCTGCCAGTATCAGCCAATATGCGTACATCGTCATATAGTCTGTAATTCACGAGGATGGTCTGAGCCTCGCAAATTGCCGCATAAAGGCTTGGGAACGCGCTCACGAAGAGCGTCTTGGACGCTTTTGTATTTTTCATATCCGGCTGTCAAGTAGTTGTATATTCGTCGCCACGATCTCGGTTGTGTACCGCTTGATTCCGGACTGGTCTATCCAGTTCCTTGTGCGGAGCTTACCCTCCACAGCCACCAGAGATCCCTTCCTGATGTATTTTGCCGAGACATCCGCCAGGCTTCCGAGGGCTACTATGTTATGCCACTCCGTCACATCCACAGGCTGTCCTGCGCTGTCCTTTCTCCTCTCGTTAGTGGCGACCGAGAACTGAGCCGCCCTCCTGTTATCCCCAATATCGCTTACCTTGGGGTCATTCCCGACATTGCCGAGAATGAAAGCATGATTCACACTTGCCATAACTATTCCTTCTCCTTGTCGTTGAACATATACTTCACCGCCTGTTCGGCCTTTCCCGCCGCCCAGACCACAAACTTCTTGTCGTCGCGCAACTTTTTCAGCCAACTTTGGATATAACCAACTGAGTTTGTGAAAGCCTTGTCGCAGTCAATGCCGAGGCGTTTCAGCGACATCGCAGCCCCCATCTCAGCCACAAGCTCCTCCTTCGAGTACTCATGGCTTCCGAAGAAAGAGAATCCTTCAGGCTGCTTCCTGTCGCACCTTTCCTTCGTCATTGTGGAGTGCGTCAACTCATGGAACAGCGTGGAGTAGAACTCCTCCTTCACATCATACTGATCCAGTTCCGGAACCGTCACCGAATCATCCGACGGTGAATAGAACGCCTTGTTGCTGCTGGTGACGATCAGTCGCAGCGGGGCGTTCCTGCTGACGTATTCGTCAGCTGCGCTGTCCGCCTCCGCTATCGGATCGTGATGCCTTTCATCTTGCTGCTTCAATTTGCTTTCTATTCCCTCAGTGTCCTTGATGTGGAACACATGGTAATACCGGAGCATCGGAATGATCCGCTGATGCTCGTCCGTCTTGCCGTCAGATGAAACAGAATCACCTGTATCTTTGGATTTCAGAACCAAAGGCTTGTAGAACACGACAAGCCGAGACTTAGCGCCTTTCTTGATATTCCCTCCAAGAGCCTTGACCTGATTGAACGTAAGATACTCTCCGGACTCACCGAGAAGCATCTGGTTAAGGAATGAGTACGGCCTTCCTGTGGTGTACGACACGGCTCCGTTGAAGCCGCCGCTCCAAGGCATACGCCAAGGGATGACACCCTGCTCCAGTTGGGAGACTATCCTGTCTGTGACTATCTGATAGACATCATTTGCCATAGCACTTCCCTCCAAGATTAGTTAGCGTTGGCAGGAACAAGTTCGGTGTGATGGAGATTGCCCCAGCCGTCGGACTTTCTCGCTGTGGACATGTACTCCTCCTCGACCCAGGACTCAGTGGAGTAGTCTCCTGACCAGACAACCATCGGAACGTCCAGCTTGATGCGGACCCCGATCGTGTATTTATTTTCTACGATTGCTACAACGGTTCCTGTGACTTCGGAATTTTGCCAGTAGCCTTTGACCCTTCGCCCAATAAGGGCTTCGTTGACTTCGCTTGTCTTCATAACTCACTTACTTTTAGTTGTTTTTTGGTATCGTAAAGTTAGTGATAATTTGGGAATTTACCAAAATTAATTCGCTTATTTTCACGAAATTACATAAGTTTTTTTAGCCGTCAAGGTAATCGCGGACGACCCTGATGAACTCCTCCAGCGACCGGCACACGCAATATCTGTTTCCGGCCTTGATTGCAGCCTTCTCCCACTCCACCTGACGCTCGCTCTGCTTGGATGACTTGGCCGGGGTTTTCATCTCAACAGCAAGACATCCGTAACCATTCCTCGGAACAAGAAGCAAGAGATCGGCCACGCCAGGGACAAGACCCTCAGCTTTCAATCTTGCTCCTCCAGGGCTAACCACTCTCGTTCCGAAAGAGGTTCTGACCACCTTCGTGTTCCTCGCTCCCTCGTTGGCCGGATGGATCAGGACGCTTGCGTACTGGGGATACTGAAGTCTGAACCACTTGACGCACGACTGGGTGATTCTGGACTCAGACTGTTTTACTACATCTGAAATACCGCCCTCGTTGATTCTCTTCAAAGGCTTCTTTCCCGCAAGGAAACGTTCCATAACTTTGGTCGGATCTGACTTTCTCATAACACTCTCTCGAATTTGTCTCCATTGGCCATAACCCTCGCGAACACATCGACTAACCTCTCACCCTCCTTGGCGTAACCTTTCGACACAAGCCAGGATGTGCGCACCTTGCCGAAATCAGCCAGAGAGGCCGGAGCGCCGGACTTGCGACCCATAATCTCGCCTACGGACTTAATGCCTGGAGCGACATCCGGATTCGGAAGCGTGTCACAACTGAGAGATTCACGATAGGACTTGTATTCCTCATACGCCTCTTTGACGATGCGCCTGTAATCATCATCCGTCCACTCGTGTCTCGGCAACGCCTTGGGAACAGGCCTGCGGCTGTCAAGATACTCCCGTCTCGCCTCCCTGTACTCGAAATGTGTGATATAGCCCTCGATCCACCTAAGAAGACTCTTGCAGGTTATCACGATGTCCTTGTCAGTCCCAAGGCGACCTTTCAGACCCTCGGAGAATATATAACTTATCTCGATGTCGTGAAGTCTTGAATACTTCGCATCCGAAAGGATGTCCTTGTACAGCGCCGTGGCGCAGAACCTGACCTCCTCGTTGAACTTGTCCTGCTGGACCTGTCTGTGAAGTCCGTTGATGATATAAACCTCCGCGATCTTGTTGTTCAGGAAGGTCAGCGCGGCTGCCTCGCTCATTTCGGAGATCAACATACCTTCCTCCATAGCCTTAATGATCGATTTTTTGTCCATAACCTTATCCTCCCAAAAGCTTTGTCATATCTATCTGCTCGAAACCGCTTCCCGGAGTCGGAATGTAAGCGGCTCTGATTGCCTCAGAAATTGAGCAACCTTTTTCACGCCCGCTGCCGTTGCGCCCGTACCTCTCCTCGTTGCGTTTCCAAGTCGCAAGCCGTCCGCCGATACTGAACGTGCCGCCTTTCGTCTTCGCGATCTCCCACCGCATCTTAGTGCCACCGTCGTTGCTCTCGCTCCAGTAGTCGTAGAAATCCCTAAGCATCTCCCTGTCGTATTTCCCGACATACTGCCGCAGGGAATCATAGAACTCCTGCTTGCGCTCTTCCAGAGGCTTTGAGGTTTGGGATTTCACGGCGATTTCTGCTCCGTTTTCTTTTTCTTTCTTACCCCCTATGATAATAGGGGGTTCTTTCTTTTTCTCTGATAGAGTAATATTCTCTGGATTTTCTTTATTTTCTTTGCTTACTTTCTTTTTTTCTTTTGACTGACTTTTCGGCTTTTCCTCCGAGGAAATCGGCTTTTCCTCCGAGGAAATCGGCTTTTCCT